CAGGCGGTTTGTGAATCTTGTCGCTACCAATGTAGTCGGAGACGGGTTCACGCTTAAATCTTCTCCGCATGACGGGATTCCGGGTACGACCTCATACCGTCCCGACAAGATGGCGTCTAAGTTTCTTGAAACTCATTTTTGGCGTTGGGCTAGCAACCCCTATTTCTGCGATGCAACTGGGCGTAAAACTCTTGCTGAGATCGACCGCCTGAACGCCCGCACATGGGCGCGTGACGGTGAGTATTTCAACCTGCTTGATACGACGGCACCCAACCCCTACGGATTTGACATCCGCATTATCAGGCCGGATGCCGTTGACGAGCGGTATGAAGCTCGGCTGTCGAACGGGAACACTGTCCGCATGGGCGTAGAGCTTGACGCTGACAGCTTGCGGCCTGTCGCTTATTATCTTCACACAGTAAAAGAGTGCTCGACTTGCATGGGATCGTACGGGCCGCTTATCCGTGTTCCGGCTTCGATCAACGGAAGCTACGGCATCATTCACGGCTACACACAGGAGGACGAAGACCAGACGCGCGGTATGCCGTTGGGGCACGCGGGTTTGACCACGCTAAAAATGCTTGAACTGTGGAACGAGGCCGAGCTTGCGGCGGCGGTTGATGAGAATTGCACCGTCCGCACGTATCACGCTCCGGCCGGTCGTGAAGGCGAGATCGCAAACCTTTGCGACACCGAAAACTCCAGCACGGTTGCGGCCATGACCGCGCCGAAAGAGCCGGGGCAAAGCGAGGTTTTGCCGCAGGGATGGGACGTTTCGACAAACACGCCAGCACATCCTAACCGCGAAACGACTGCGTTTAAGGCATCCTATCAGCGCGACTATGCGACTGCGGTCAATTGCGAGTATGCGAATCTTTGCAACGATTGGTCAGGCGTCAATTACGGATCCGTGAGGGCTGGCACGCTATCGGAGCGCGACATGTGGCGCGTCATGCAGCAGCAGATGATCGGAAACAGCAAGACGCCGACGTATCTCGCATGGCTTCGGCGTTTTTTGTCTGTCGAAACTAGCGGCGGTTATCCGGCATCGAAGTTTGAAAAGTTTTCAGAGCATGAGTTTCGAGGGCGTAGGTGGCTGTGGGTTGACCCGCTTAAAGACATCAAGGGCGCGGAGATTGCCCGCGCTCACGGATGGAAAACTGATCAGCAGATCACCGCAGAATTCGACGGAGACTTCGAGGACAACCTAGAGGAAATCAGAAGGGCCGACGAATCGGTAAAGGGCACGAGCGTAGAGGTAAAAACAAATGCAAAACAAGAAACTGAAACAGCAACAGCCGGAAAATAAGCGCGATTTGAACGGGCTTTCTTTCCGCGAATCCGTTATTGAGGTTCGCGAGGAGGAAGGAAAAGCCCCAGTTGTGCGCATGAGCGTTTCCAGCGAGACGCCTGTGCTGACGTATGTCCGCATGGGCGATGACTACATTCGTGCGTATGAGATTTTGGATCACAACGAATCGAGCATTGACCGTTCGCGCTGTTCTGACGGACTTGTGATTCAGGACACGCATTACGGCGACCAGATCGGGCTTATCAGGGCTCCGATCATTTCAGAAAAAAAGCTTGGAGGAATTGTTGAATTTTGCGCTGGCGAACGGGCTAAGGAAATCGGCTTGGACGCGGCAAACGGACTCCGGAAAAACACAAGCGTGGGATACCGCTGTGACCCGGAGAAGTACGTGGTAGAAGGGCAAAAGGACGGCTATCCGTTGGTGCGGTCGCTGTCTTGGTGTCCACACGAGGCCTCGTTTGTCAATGTCCCCGCTGACACCTCGGTCGGTGTCGGGCGTGCGCTAGAGGAAACACAAACCCCTCAAAACGAGGGAGAAGGAAAGAGAATCATGACTCCCAAAGAAATGGCAGAGCTTTTCAAACGTGCCGCGCTGTTCGGTATCGAAGCCGACGCGGTGCAAGCGTTGATTGATAAGGATCAAGGCCGCGCAGAGCTTGACGCGCTTATCGTTGAGCGGCAGGCTTCTCAGATCAACGAGTTGCGCCAGCCGAAAAAGGAAGACCCGACGCAGAATCAGCGCAAGCAGGTTGTTATCGACGTGCCGAAGACCGATGTTCCCGAAAAAGAGATGCGCAAGTACTCGGTAGTCAACGTTATCCGTTCGCTGACCGGCGACCGCGTTGACATCGGGCGCGAGCGTGAGATCAGCGACCAACTCGGAAAAGAACGCAACCGTGCGGCACGCGGAATCATCATCCCTCACGCCGTTCTCGGTCAGCGGGCTTTTACCGTGTCCGGCACATCCAGCGCGACGGTTGCGACAAACCTCATGGCCAGCGAGTTTATCGACCTGCTCCGCACGCGGTCTATTCTCGGTGGTTTGGGAGTCCGCTTCCTTCCCGGTTTGGTGGGCAATGTGGCCATTCCGAAAATGACGGCTGGCGCGACCGGGTATTGGGTTGCGGAGGCTTCCGCGATCACCGGAAGCGAGCCTACGCTAGGTCAGGTCACGGGAACTCCGCACACGGCTGGCGTCATGGTTGACATTTCCCGCCTGCTGCTCAATCAGAGCACCCCGGCGGCTGAAATGATTACACGCGATGAGCTGATTGAGCGTCTTGCCCGCACCATTCAGATTGCGGTATTTGCTGGTACGGGCAATGATGGTGAGCCCAGCGCGATCACGACCGCGTCGGGAATCAATAACCCCTTAGTTACGCAAGGCACGCCGACCATGTCCGAAATTCTCGGCTTCCCCGGCGCGATCTTTGCCGACAGTGCGGCTGGCGCGACGATGAAATGGGCAATGACTGCGGAGGTTTGGGCAAAGCTTGCCGCGACCGCGACAAACGGAAACGGTTCCCCCTTGCTGCTTGACCCCGTTACCGGAAAGATGCTCGGATACGCTTACGAGCAATCGGAAGACCTTCCAGCCAATTCTCTTTGGTTCGGCGATTGGTCTACCGTCAATGTCGGCGTGTGGGGCAACGGAGTTGACCTGAACGTTGACGACAAAACCCTGTCCAGTTCAGGCGGGTTGCGTCTTGTGGCGTTGCAGGACGTTGACGTGATGGTGCGCCTTGGCCAGAAGCTGGCATACAGCACGACCGTCACGAGCTAGTCTAACGGTTCAAACACGGCGGGGACTTCCACCCGCCAACCTCAAAGGAAATCACATGAAAAAGTTTATGCTGTTTTTGGCGTCCGCAATGCTGACCCTGTGCCTTAACGCGCAGGACGCAAACCGGATGTTTTACGTTACGCTGTTGCCTCCTTCGAGTTCGACGAACGCGACCACGACGGGCGATATTTTCGACCTGTCTGCCTACAAGGGGAACGGTACGTTTATCGCGTCTGTCGGCACCGCGAGCGCAACGAATCAGATGACAACCGTTACTATCACGCATTCGACAAACTCGGCGTTTTCGACTAGCGCGACGGTAACGAATATCAGCGGGGTTGCCGGTGTCATGGCCAATACGGTCGGGCTGACAACGACTAACGGCGTTCTGACTTCGCAATTCGCTTGCGATACCGGACGCTTGCACCGATATGTTCGGGCAGTCGTTACGCAATCGCTTGCGGATGAGTCGGCACCTGTTAGCGTGTTGTTTGTCGCTCCGATGAAAGCTCAGTAACACGATGAACGCCCGTCCGTCTGGAAACAGGCGGGCGGGACTTAAGACATGAAAGCAACCTTCCAGAACTTGTTTGACGGATTGAAAACCACGTTTTCGGATGCGGTTGCTTCAATTACGTTCAACGGCAAAACAACTACCGGTTTGCTTGCTTCACCTTTCACGCTTTCAGCAATGGGTTTTGCCTCACCAGATTCACCGTCCGAAGGATCAAGCGTCATGGCGCGTTCGGATCAATTAGACGCTTGCAAACCCGGAGATCCGATCACTGTCGGCGCATATGGATATATTGTCACGTCATACAGCATTGACCAAGTTGGCGCGATTCACACAATCGGGCTTTCACAGCCTTTTGACAAAGAGGCATCTTTTACGGGCACACGGCGCGACGGTGCCGGTATCCGGGAACTATTTACAACCGTTCCCTGCATCATAACTGGAGGACAGGAAAACGATTCACAGAGCGGAAGTTTCTTACCATCATGCGAGCGGTCGTTCATGCTGGTTGTCCGTTCCGTCGATTGGTCAGACACCGGCAAACCGCAATCAGGCGACGCTGTGGCGATTACGGATTATCCCGCTTTGAAGGTCGTTTCATCAATTCCTGTTTTGGGCGGTTGGAATGTTGAACTTAGAACCAAGGGAACCGACTAGAGGAACGGAATAATGCAGGGAGTCACTCTATCTTTGGACGTATCGAAAGCCGACACGGAGCGGTTTGCGGCACTCATTGCCAGAGCGAAAAACGAATTGGGCAAGTCTCCTTTTGACGCCGTGAATTGGGCTGGGTATTTTATTACTCGGAGCATGGCGGCGGCAACGAAAACTTCCCCTAAACTTCGTCCGATTGTAAAGAATCCAGACCCGAGGGCTTTCAATAAAAAGGGCGGAAAGAAACGCGATAATCGGTTTTCGATGTACGGCGTCAACAGATGGGACAAGGACAGCAATCAGTATTTCCAGCCGATTTTCAGAACCGGAGAATTTGGAAAGATCCGTTTCATTGACAAGAAAACCGCCGAATGGCTTGTTTGGGATAAGGTCACAGGAGAAGTCCATAAGCAGCAATGGGAAACCGGAACCGGAGATTTTCAAATCGCCGGTATCGCTCAATCGAAGAAGCGTAATATCGGAAGAAGCGGTCTTGCTAAACAGGCGTGGAAGTGGGCACAGAGCAACACGCGAAAAGGAGGCAACGCGACAATTGACGGGGCGAAGAACGCAATGCGGATTAGGTGGAGTGGTAGACGTTTTAACCCCACCATGACACTCGAAAACAATTTGAAGTACGCAATAGACGCTTTCAAGACCGGTGACGCTGGCGTTGAAAACGTTATGGCGAAAGCGGGCGATCAGTTGGCAAACCGTATAGACGCGGCACTTGGCAAGGTGATTAAATGAGCGACACCGCAAAACAGCTAGAACAACTTATCGAAGCGAAAATAACGGCTGGCATATCGGAGGTCATCACGGACCGCACTGTTATCGGTTTCTGGACGGCCTCGGCATCCGGTGAACCGAAAGAGATCAGCGGTTCGAGCGTTTCGGTTATGGTGTCGCCGCGTGAAACCGAAGAGTACGAATCGGACATCATAACCATCCATGCCGACATCCGTTTGACCGGTGCGCAGGAGGATGACGCTTCGTGTGAGAACTTCCCGACAGCTTTCCAAAATCTTATGGGCGTTTTTCAAGGATGGGATACTGACGATGACACGCTTTCGGCGGCAATGGACATTTCCGGTATTTTCCGGTGCGATGCGCTGTTGCTTTCAAACGGCGGAACGCCGGGATGGGATGACGGCGGGAAGTTCTGGTATGTGGACATCGGGTTGGACATCAAAGGGTGCATCATTTCAACGTAGGAAGAAAGGCGGAACATCATGGCATTATCAACGAAGGTGGATTATTTCACACAAACCGCCAACGCGGTTATCAAACAGATATCAAGCGCAAGCAACACGGACTTTAAGTCGAAACCTACTGCAACAAATGAGCGGGGGGATATCATCGTCCGCACCCCGGTAGGCCAGTACGATAATCCGTCCTGTGATTTTGTTGTTTTTGCGGAGGGCGACGTGGATTTGTCCCTTGGATCGGTCTACACATACGATTCAACCCGTATCGCGTGCCTG